TAATGCAACACAATATACTTTTTTTGAAGCAGGTCAAAGTATTTTAAATCTAAACAAAATAGCGATTAAGTACAAACAAAATGATTTTGCAGCTTGGATAAATGGAGTTCAATATGACGTATCCACAAGTGGCACAACATTTCCTTTAAATACACTTACAAAACTTAGTTTTAATAATGGTCCGGGTTTAAACTCTTTCTTCGGTAAAACATCACAAGTACAAGTATTTAAAAAAGCATTAACAGATGGAGAACTATTAAAATTAACAACAATATAAAAATATGAATATTTACAAAACAAATTTTCCAACAGAACAAGAAGGATTCGATTATTTAGTAAGTCAAAACGTTTGGCGAGAAGTAACCGAAGAAGGTGTAACCTCTATGCAATATATTAATGGCACTCAAGCAGTTGTTAATATAGGAAAGGTTATTGAAATACCAGGAACTTATGACCCAGAAGGTCACGAATTAACACCACCAGTATATTATCCAGGCTGGTCTTATGATATTATGTCAACGGATGACGCTTTGGATTTTGGAGAGTTTGAAGTATTTCCAGGGCCAGCATCAGTACATTCCTTTTTCGGTTATCCGATAGCGGATGAAGTAGAGCCGGGATCAGAAGAAGAGGAAGAAGAAGAAGGGCCAGAATAATAATTTTTTTTAAACAAACAAATACTTCGTGTAATAATTATACATAGACCAATGTTAAATATAATTAAAATATAATTGAATGGAATTTAATAAACCAAGCGAGATTGTTAAAACTCTCACATTTGGCGATCAAGCCAATAAAGAAATAATGCAAGGTGTCAAGAAATTATCAAACGCGGTAAAGTCCACTTTGGGGGCCAGCGGTAAATGTGTAATTTTTGAGGATGCCTTAGGTAGACCGGTAATAACAAAAGATGGAGTAACCGTTGCGGAAAGCGTAGTCTTATTACACCCGGTTGAAAACATAGGAGCTACTTTAATAAAAGAAGCTGCTAGCAATACAGTTAGAGAAGCGGGGGACGGTACAACAACCGCCACCGTTTTAGCTGACGCTTTGTTGGAAGAAGCCAATAAAGATGATACAACTTCTATAAGAGAATTGAAATCGGGTATTATAAGCGGGGCTGAAAAAGTAAAAAATTACTTAGATAAAACTAGTGTTCCTGTAGAAGGCGAAATGTTAAAAAATGTTGCAGTAATAAGCTGTAATAATGACGAAGAGCTTGGAAGTAAAATAGGTGAGGCTTATGCGAAAGTAGGTAGGGATGGAGTAGTGCTTATGAAAAATCTGAAACAAACGAAACTTATGTTGATTTTGTTGAAGGAGTACAATTTGATTCAAAACTAAAGTCTCCGCATTTAGCAACAGACAAAGACAAGGGTGAAGCTATCTTAGACGACCCATGTGTGCTTATAGTATCCTCTCCTATACCAAATATAAGAAGGATTCAAAGCATCCTAGAATACGTTGTAAAGAACAAACGTAGCTTATTAATTGTAGCAGAAGTAGAACAACAACCATTTGCTACATTAATGGCTAATAAAGTAAAAGGCAATATTAAAATTAATATCGTGGATGCCCCAGGGTTTGGTCCAACAAGACAAGAAACCATAGAGGATCTAGCAATACTTACAGGCGCTACAGTAATAAATGAGGAACTAGGCGACGATTTGGATTTAATAGATCCTGAAGTATTAGGCGAAGCTATAAAATCAGTTACTAATGAAAAAAGTACTGTAATGCAAATAGAACCTGACAACGACATATTAAAAGAAAGAATAGAAGGGGTGGTTGCTAAAATAAAAGAAGAAACTAACCCGTTCTTTAAGAAAAAATTAGAACAACGTTTATCTATGCTATCTGGGCAAGTGGGAGTTATATTTGTAGGCGCAGATTCTGAAGTGGAATTGAAAGAAAAAATGGATAGAGTTGAAGATGCAATATATGCGACAAAAGCCGCTTATAAAGAAGGTATTGTTCCAGGTGGAGGAATAGCTTTGCTAAATGCTTCAAATAAAATTAAAGCAAGTAACAAAGGAGAAGAAATATTATTAAAAGCTATTAAAACTCCCTACATAACTATATTGGCAAACGCAGGTATTCATTCTATGGGAGAACCCGATCGCAAGAACATGGGCATCGATGTAATAACCGGTAAAGAAGTTGATATGATTAAAGCAGGTATTATAGATCCTGTGTTAGTTACAAAGTCGGCGCTAAAGAATGCAGTTAGCGTTGTCACTACTATAATTTCTGCAGATTGTGTAATCAGTAATAAAAGATTAGCATAATGCAGGCAATAAATTATTACGTAGTTGTAGATAAGATAAAAGAAGCTCCTAAGAAAGTAGAGGGCTTAGAATTAACAGATAAGCAGAATACAGACATAAGATACCTTAGAGCCAACGTGGTAAGCGTTGGTGAAAACGTACCGATCATAAAAGAAGATGACATAATAAGGTACGACAAACACGCAGGGTTTGGGATTGATTGGAATGGCAAAATGTTGTATGTTATAAAAGCAAATGATATTGTTTTAGTAGAATGAGACTATCGCCGAAGGACTTAAGAGACATGAATCTTTTTAAGTATTATAGGTTAACTAGAAGATGGGTAACTAAGACTTATAAGTTATCTAGTGCAGATTTTGAGTTATTGGTGTATTTGGACTGCAAAGAGTTTTTTAGAAGACAAGATTTTATAGATGGATCTTATACTTATACATGGGATAAAAATAGATGGGAGAGATTAAGAAGAGAAGAATGGAACGATGTTTTTAAAGAACGAAATCGAACATCTTCTAAATACGCCGTTTATCAATTATCTCGTAAAGCTAAGATGCTTGTAACAAGAGTATATAAGATATTATTAGGAGAAGAGGATTTACCACAATCTAGCAGGAGTGTATTTTACAAAAACAAAACATATACGGATAAAACCTTTAACAAGGCTATTGACGATATGAATAAAGATAAAGAAAGATAATGGGATTTAAACTTAAAGACTTTTCACAACTCGTAGGCATAGACAAAGAAACTTCTACCTATGATACTCCGGTATTTAAAAAAGAATTAAAAGACGGGGGAGTGTTAGCGGAAGCTAATAATGACGGAACTATATTTATAGATAAGAGTCTAAAAGGAAAAAACAAGGAGGAAGCAATTGAGCATGAAAAGGTTCACATGAACCAAATGAAACAAGGTCGATTGCAGTATGATAATGATACAGTAACTTGGAAAAAAGATACAAGATCACCAGCTAGAGTATATTCACGAGCAACTATGGAAGAAGGTGCTCATAACCTGCCTTGGGAAGCCGAAGCATATAAAAGAAAATAAGATGTATAAATCCACACCAATAACAAAAAAAGCAGGTAGTGCTCTTTATTTAAATGAAACATTAGTCGAAGGCAGTAAAAAAACTTTTGGAAAATTCTCAGAGGCTGATCCATATAAGAAAATAAGTAAGGACACTGAGAAAGGCGAAGCGAGCACAACTACAACAGAAAAAAGTGAAAAGTCTCAAGTAGGAGGTTATCGTAGGGCTTGCGGCAGTAAAAATGATGGTTCGACAGGTACTGATCCTGAAACAGGCAATACTTTTGTTTGTAAGCAAGCTGAAAAGGGTAGCGAACCGGACGAAATGGAAAATGTTAAAGTAACTACTTCAGATACAGAAGGTACTCCTGACAAAACAAATTACCAGGCTACTGAGATAATGGAAGCCACTAAGCAGAATGTTTTAGGGGATATAGAGACTAGAGAATTAGGGCGTACTGTTAAAAAAACAGGTAAAGATTCCCGTAGGGCTGACATAAAACAAGCTAGAATAGAGGATAAAACGGCTAAGTTTGAAAAAAGAAGAGGCAAAGATATTAAACCTGGCCAAAAAGGTTATAGAAAACAGCAAAGACTAAAGGCTAAAACAACCGAAACTAAAGGAGAAAAATCTGCTTTTAATGAAGCGTTTTTAAATGCTCAGGCTGCACGAAAAAGCGGCAAGGGCACAGGGTCTAGTATTCCAGGAAAAGACAGAGCAAAAACACAAGGGCAAGACACTACGGAAGAGCAAATAGCTAATGATAGGCTTAAGCAGGAAATGGTGAAAAGTACCCAAACTGATTCTCAAAGATACGCAAATAAAGCTAAAAGCATAGGAATGAATGGCTTTAAATTAACCGAATTCGATTCTTCTGCAGGCAACGCATTTGTTAATAAATACAAAAGTCCTTTTGGCATGAATAGAACATCTATGAAGAAAAACTATTTTAAAAAGTAATAATTATGGCATATTCACAATCACCGCAATCACCATTAGCAAAAGCTTTAAAAGGTAATCAACATAAATTACCAGATCATTTAAAAGCTAAAATAGAATCAGCTCCTGAGAGAAAAGAAACGCCATTTAAAAGGACTAAGGCTTACACAGCATGAATGAGCGCTTCTGAAAGAAGGGCTTACAATAACAAAACTGGTGGGAACCTAAAAGCACCTCAGCCAGGCGGGGGATCAAGAAAAAAATCTTATTGTGCTAGATCTGCAGGTATTAAAAAATGTAAAGATCCAGACAAAAATGGGGACTGTCCGAACGACATTGCTAGAAGAAATTGGAAATGCTAATGGAATCAAAAGGACTAGGAGACTCAATAGAAAAATTTACTAAAGCAACTGGCATAAAAAGATTAGCCGATAAAATACCAGGTGGTTGTGGCTGTGCAAAAAGAAAAGAAGTATTAAATAAATTATTACCATATAAAAACAAATAAGATGGCATACAAACAAAAAGGCTGTACTCCAATTACAGCAAAGGTTCAAAAAGGAACTAAAGGTGGAATTACCAATCCTTTATTAAACGTAGGCGTGCCTATGAAAGCGTCTCCTGCTAAAGAAACTGGATACGAAAAGAAAGCTAGAAAGCAAGGAAAAACCGTGGAGCAAGTTAAAAAAGAAGCGGGTCCTAATGTTATTGAGCGATTCGCTTATAATGCTAGTAGTGAAGGCCAAGCTGCTAACAGGGTTAAGCGTAAAAAAATGTTAAATGACAAAAAAGAAGCTCATTTAAAAAGCCAGGGACGAGGCACGAAAAGCACCACCACTTATAGTAATGCTAAAATCGGAAAAGGAGCTAGCGCTACCGTTAAGTCCGAATCAAATACAAAGAAAACTACATATCCTAATAAATTAGAAGATGTAAAAGGAGTAGGTAGTAAATATCGCGCAAAAAAACCTGTAGCAAAAGGATTAAACAGTAAAATAAAAGCTGAAGAAGTTAAGACTACTAAAGTAAAAATAGAAAAAAGCCCTGAAATAAAAATAGCAAATAAAGCTAAAGCGGCAGAGCCAAAAACTAAAAGGGAAAATAGAAAGCAAAAAGCTATTGACGTTAAATTAACTAAAGCGAAAGCGGCTAGAGCATCTGGAAACGACAGAAAGGCTGACAGAAAAGAAAAAGCGGCTAAAAGAAAAGCAGATAAATTAGCTAACAAAAATAGTCCAGCTAAAAATTATAAGAAAGGGTATTACGGAAAATAATGGATAAAATATGGTCATGGCTACCGGGAACGTTATCAAAGAAGTTGGTGGCGTTCTCGATAATCTTATAACAAGTAAAGAAGAAAAGCTACAAGCTAAGCAAGCAATAGAAGTTATATTGCAACAAGCGGAGGCAGACGCACAAAAGCAAGTAACTAGAAGGTGGGAGTCGGATATGAAATCTGATTCTTTCTTATCAAAGAATATAAGGCCTATGGTGCTTATATACTTAACGGTTATATTTACTGCTTGTGCATTTTTTGATGGCAATATAGGTGAGTTTAAAGTAGCGGAAGAATATATACCTATATTTCAAACTCTACTTGTTACGGCTTATGGCGCTTACTTTGTAGGAAGATCATGGGAGAAGGCTAAATCAATATCAAGCAAAAACACGTAATAAATAAAATAACAGAATACTAATATTAAATTTAATTAAAATGCCAAAAAAAAGAACAAAAAAACAAGACGTGCCTGTAATAGGGCAAAGGTTTATTACATCTGATGAGCTATTAAAAATTAAAGTAGCAATAGAACGCGTTAATAATATTCAGATGCAAATTGGAGGAATGGAGGCTCAGAAAAGCGAACTTATAGCTTCCATGAAGGAAAAGGTAATGGACCTAAACAAATTAAAGGTAGAGCTAGAATCTAATTACGGAGATGTGGTTTTAGATTTATCTAATGGTGAAATAAAAGACAATGTACCTAATACGAAAAATTAGCATAGGTAGAGACTATAAAAATGACGCCATGCACTATTCTGTTGGACAGGAAGTGTATGGTGGTCATACTATAGATAGCATAATTGAAGAAGATAATAAGTATTCAATATATATATCTAAAAATGACGAGATATTGCCTTTGAAAGACTTTAATAAAAACATGGCAATTGCAATAGAATATAATTTAGAGTATTAATGAAAGGCTACACCGATTTTGTTGTAGCTCCCTCAGAAAGTAGATACGATAATAAGCTGAATATAAATGGAGCTGAATTAATACTTAACACGGAATTACAAAATCATTCTTATGTGTCTAGAGTAGGTTTAGTTATTTCGGAACCTCATTTTAATGATACAAGCATACGAAAAGGTGATTTAATAATATTACATCACAATGTTTTCAGAAGATTTAGGGACATAAGAGGCAATGAAAAAAATTCTAGAAGCTTTTATGAGGAGAACAAATACTTTGTTCAACCAAATCAAATATTTGCTTTTAAAACAAATGATACTTGGAAAGCTTGCAAAGGATTTAATTTTATCCAGCCTATAAAAGAAACAAAAATGTTTTCTGATAACTTTGAAAAACAGGGTGTAGGTATATTGAAACACAAAGATCCTAATCTTAAAGGCATAGTTAAAGAAGACTTAGTTGGCTTTAGGCCCGGAGCGGAATACGAATTTATTATAGATAATAAGAAAATGTATAGGGTTCCTACTAATCAAATTACAATTAAATATGAATATCAAGGAGACGAAGAAGAATATAATCCAGGCTGGGCACAAAGCGGTTGAAGAGTTAATAAAAGTAGCTAAAGAAGCTATCGTCGATTCAGAAGAAGATATATCGGCGGATAGACTTAAAAATGCCGCAGCTACAAAAAAGTTAGCTATATTCGATGCTTTTGAAATATTAAATAGGATACAAACAGAGGAAGATATATTAAATGAAAAACCCAAAGATGATGTTAAAGAAAATATCTATAAAGGTTTTGCAGAAAGAAGAGCTAAATAATGTATCAACAAGATCTTTATTCAGTCATAACCCCTATAAAAGGCAATATATTATCTAAGCGTAACAGTTTAAAAAACTGGAAGTATGGATACGATAAAGAAAGTGATATAATAGTTATAAGTAAAACTGGACAAATAGGCGAAGTTTATAACATACAAGGCTTAAAAATAGCTTTACCAAAAGCACCTAAAAAAATAAGTAAAGAAAATAATTTATGGAAGCCAGAAGAATATCCTAAGGAATTAAAAAGAATACAAAGTATATTTGAATGGAAAGATTACTCAGATAAATTCAAACAAGAATGGGAACCATATATAGATGAACAGTTCGAAAGAAGAGAAAAAGGTCATTGGTTTAGTAATAGCAATATTAAGACTTATATTACTGGTACTCATTACATGTACCTGCAATGGTCAAAAATTGACGTCGGATTACCCGACTTTAGAGAATCGAATAGATTGTTCTACATATTCTGGGAAGCATGCAAAGCAGATACGCGTTGCTATGGTATTTGTTACCTTAAAAATAGACGATCTGGATTTTCGTTTATGGCGTCAGGAGAAACAATTAATCAAGCAACAGTTTCAAGCGATGCTCGGTTTGGTATTTTATCAAAGTCAGGTGCGGATGCTAAAAAAATGTTTACAGACAAAGTCGTACCAATACCTGTCAACTATCCGTCTTTCTTCAAACCAATCCAGGATGGTATG